TCAGGAAGACCTGAACAAATCTATCCAGATACTTCGGATATATTGACTAAGACTACAAAAGATCAAATGGGTAAAGATAGATTACCAAATGGTAATTACATCCTTACGGTTGGTCAACATTTTGTGATCATATTAGATAGCAATGGTACTACTGAAACTGCTTTAATATCTATGAGTTCATCTCAAGGTAAAATAAGTAGAAAATGGAATGCCATGATGATGCAAATTACATTGGAGGGTAAAAATGGTTTATACACTCCACCGTCATTTAGTCATATTTACAAACTTAATACCGTATTGAATTCTGGAAAAGGAAATCAATGGTATGGATACAACATTACAAAAGTTGGTCCTGTAAATGATCCTGCTATGTATGAAAGAGCAAAACAATTCTATCAGAGCTTAGCAAGTAAATAAAACTGTTAACTGGGGTGATAGAAATATCACCCCAAACATGAGAGTGGAAAATGTTAGAAAGATTTAAAGAGGTATTTGCTGGCCTACAAACAGCATACGGACAAACAAAAATTACAGATGAGTTATCTGAAAATGGAAAGCATGAAGCTAAATCTTTTACTAAAAAAGAACCAGTAACAGATTTACTTTGGCAAAAACATTTAAACGGTGATGAACCGGCATTAGGAATAGTTCCAATAAGAGAAGACAATAGATGTAAATGGGGATGCATTGACATTGACACGTACCCTTTTGATCATAAAGATTTTATAAAAAAGATTAGAGATAAAGATATACCTATGATTTTGTTTAGATCAAAATCAGGCGGAGCGCATGTATTTTTATTTGCAAAAGAATTTGTTGCTGCAAGTTTAATGAGAGAAAGATTAAAAAAAATTGCAAGTACATTGGGTTATGCAAAAGCAGAAATATTTCCTAAACAAGATTATATCAGAGCAGATAGAGGAGATACTGGAAGTTTTTTAAACGTTCCTTATCATGGAAGTGATAAATCAGTTAGATTTGCATTTGATGATAATGGTGAAGCTTTAAAAATAGAAGAGTTCTTTAAACTATATAACAAATATTCATTAACTGAAAAAGAATTAGTTAATTTAAAAATTTCTGAAACAGATAATACAGATGATTTATTAAAAGGTGCGCCACCTTGTTTGCAAACAATATTAAAAGATGGAATGCCAGAAGGTGGAAGAAATGACATGATGTATAACATTGGTGTGTATTTAAAGAAAAGATTTCCAAATGAATGGGAATCAAAAATGTATGTTTATAATGAACAATACATGAAACCACCTCTTCAACACACAGAAATGACTAAATCAATAGAGTCTTTAGGTAAAAAAGATTATCTTTATAAATGTAAATTAGAACCGATTGTTAGTTTTTGTAATTCTAAAGTTTGTTCTAAAAGAGAATTTGGGGTAGGAGACAATGTCCCACCTCCAGAAATAACTGGTATAAGTAAGTATCCATCAGATCCTCCCTTATATTTTGTTAATATAGATGGATTAAGTGTTGAAGTAGACGACATTACATTACATGATCCTGAGAAATTTTCAGTAGCATGTATGAATCAAATATCTAAACCAATGCTTCCATTAGGAAAAATTATATGGAGAAAGCAATTAGTTAAACTATTTGAAAAGCTTCAAGTATTAGATGCACCAGATTCATCTAAGATAGATGTTCAAATAAAAGATTTACTTGCTGACTTTATTAATAAAGCTCCAGGCAAGAAAATAGATGATTTAAAAAGAGGATTACCATTTACAGAAGATGGAATTACTTATTTTAAATTTAAGGATTTTTGGAAATATATACAAAGATCTAAATCTTGGACAATACAAAAACAAAGAACAACAAAACTATTGGATGATTTATTTAGTGCAAAAGAAAGTACAATTAAAATAGATAAGGAATCAGTTAGAGCCATGAAAATGGAAACTCTTAAATTAGATAAACCAAATGTTAGAGAGAATAAAATGAAGGAGCCTGCATTTAAATGAAACGAGTAATAATTCCAGGGCCTCCAGGAACAGGTAAAACATATCACTTAACTAATCATTATTTAAGAAAGGAACTTGAAGAATATAAAACTCCAAGTAATAAAATTGCATACATTACATTTAGTAATGCAGCAGCCGATGAAGCTAAAAAAAGAATTGGTAATATGTTTCCTAAATTTGATGTTAAAAAAGATTTTCCATATGTATCTACAATGCACACATTGGGAACAAGACAATTAAATATAGACACTACTACACAATTACTAAAAGATGATAAATGGAATTCATTTAAAAATTTCTCACAAATATGTAAGGATATGTCTTTTGAATCTTTCATAAGTGATTCTGGAGTTCCACAATATAAAAATCAACACATGAAGATTATTGAATATGCAAGAGCTAAAAATATTTCAATTGATGAAGCTGCAATACAATTAGATCTACATCACTTTGTTGATGTATGGTTAACAGAACAAATAGATGCAGATTTAAAAACATATAAAGAGCAAACAGGGATGGTTGAATTCTCTGATATGATTAAACAGTTTATTGAGAAAGATAAGTGTCCCCCACTCAACGCTGTCTTTCTTGATGAAGCACAAGATCTGAATCCTCTGCAATGGGATATGTTCTTTTACATTGAATCAAAATGTGAAAGATCTTTTATTGCAGGGGATGACGATCAAACAATATATACATTCCAAGGTGCTTCTGAAGATATATTCATGGGTTTAAAAGGTGAAATGGATCCAAGGATTGAATCAAGAAGGGTTCCAAAAGCAGTTCATAAAGTAGCATTAAGTATCTTAGACAATATAGATAATAGAATGATTAAAGCTTGGCTGCCAAGAGATGCTGAAGGAAGTGTTAGTTGGAATCAATCTATTGATAATTTAGATTTCAGTTTAGGAAACTGGATGATTTTAGCTAGAACTAATAAAATGTTATATCCAATAAGAGATTTTTTAACTTCTTTAAACCTAAGATTTGATAGTAAAATCAATGACTTATTGCCGAATTCATTATTAGAAGCGTATAGAATTTGGAAGAGATTAAATGATGGTGCAACTGTTGGATCTGAAGAAGCTAAATCAATTTATAAATATTTAAATGTCAAAGATAAATTAGTTAAATATGGTTATGGCACAGGTAAATCATTAGATGCTGTAGACTATGTTGATATTGATGATCTAATGTTAGATCACGGGTTGCTAGTGTCGGGCAGCTGGGAACATTTAAATATTGAAGAACAAAGTAAGTTATACATAAAATCATTATTAGATAATGGTGATGATTTATTTAAGCCGGCAAGAATTAAAGTATCCACAATACATGGTGTGAAAGGTGAAGAATGCGACAATGTTGTATTGTTCACTGATCTTGAGAAAGTAATATATGATTCGGCATTAAAAAATTCTGATCCTGAACATAGATTATTTTTTGTGGGTGTAACCAGAACAAAGGAGAATCTATATATTATGCAACCAACTGAAGAGTTTCACTACAACATAGGAGATCCAATATTATGAGTAATAAAGTTTTCTTTAAACAAGTAGGTGGATCACATTACAAAAAATATAAAATACAGCCTTCTAGATTTATTAATGAAAATAAGATACTGTTCGCTGAAGGTAATGCAATTAAATATATTTGCAGACATCAAGACAAAGGTGGTAAGCAAGATCTTTTAAAAGCGATTCATTACATACAAATGATTTTAGAAAGAGATTATAACAATGAGAGGAAATAAAATGGCAGTATTTGATTTAGGGTTATTTACAGTGTTGTGTATATATTGTTTTTTAATAATGGTAATATAGATGATATTTGAAGCTCAGAAAGAATGGATTTGTCCAGAAAGTTTTCCTGATTTAAAAGGATATAAATATATTGCAATTGATTTAGAAACTAGAGATCCTGATCTTAAAATAAGAGGATCTGGTGCAATTATTGGTAATGGAGAAATTGTAGGTATTGCTGTAGCTGTTGATGGATGGTCTGGTTATTATCCAATTGCTCATCAAGGTGGAGGTAATTTAGAAAAAGATAAAGTTATGGATTGGATCAAGGATGTATGTTCTTCTGATTCAGTAAAATTATTTCACAATGCAATGTATGACGTGTGCTGGCTTCGAGCGGCGGGGGTCAATATAAATGGACACATTGTAGATACAATGGTTATGGCATCATTAATTGATGAGAATAGATTATCTTATACATTAAATAGTATTTCATATGAATTTTTAGGAGAAGTAAAAGATGAGAAAGCTTTAATAGAAGCTGCGCAATCCTGGGGAATAGATCCTAAATCTGAAATGTATAAACTTCCTGCAATGTATGTAGGTAATTATGCAGAAAAAGATGCAGTATTAACTTTAGAATTATTTAAAGTTTTATCGCGTGAAATTCAAAAACAAAGTTTACAAAATGTATTTGATTTAGAAACACAATTGTTTCCATGTTTATTAGATATGAAATTTAAAGGAGTCCGAGTCGATATAGAAAAAGCAAAACTCCTGAAACAACAACTAACAAACCAAGAGCAAGAAATATTATTAAAAGTAAAACGAGAAACAGGGATAGAGCCCCAGATCTGGGCTGCAAGATCAATTGCCACAGTTTTTGATAAACTTGGTTTACACTACGAAAGAACTGATAAATCACACGCACCATCCTTTACAAAGAATTTTTTACAAGAACACAAACACCCTATAGTTCAAATGATTGCAAAAGCAAGAGAAATAAATAAAGCACATACAACTTTTATAGATACAATTTTAAAGTTTACGCACAAAGGAAGAATACATGCTGACATCAATCCAATTAGATCTGATCAAGGTGGAACTGTTACAGGTAGATTCTCTTATGCTAATCCTAATTTACAACAGATACCTGCAAGAAATAAAGAATTAGGTCCTATGATTAGATCTTTATTCTTACCAGAAGTAGATCATAAGTGGGGATGTTTTGATTATTCACAACAAGAACCAAGACTTGTTGTACATTATGCTGCAACAACTGAACCAATTTGTTTTGATGAATCAGTTACAAAGATAGTAGAAGAATTTAAAAATGATTCTGTAGACTTTCATAAGACAGTTGCAATCATGGCAGGAATATCTAGAGAACAAGCCAAAACAATTAATCTAGGTTTATTCTATGGAATGGGAAAAGCTAAACTTCAAGCTGAACTTGGATTAAATACAAAAGCAGAAGCTGAAAAATTATTTAATCAGTACCATGATAACGTTCCATTCGTAAAAGAATTAATGAATAAAACATCTCAATTCGCACAAACATCAGGATCAATTGGAACATTACTTGGTAGACGTTGTAGATTTAATAAATGGGAGCCAGCTACATTTGGTATGCATACTGCAATGTCATTTGAAGAAGCTGAGCGAACTTATGGACGTGGAAGAATTAGAAGAGCAATGACATACAAAGCTTTAAACAAATTGATTCAAGGTTCAGCAGCTGATATGACTAAGAAAGCAATGTTAGATTTGTATAATGAAGGAATTATTCCACATATACAAATTCACGATGAATTAGATATTTCTGTTATAGATGACAATCATGCAAAAAAGATTGTAGAAATAATGGAGAACGCCGTTACTTTGGCAATCCCAAACAAAGTAGATTACGAAAGCGGTGAAACTTGGGGAGATATATATGGTTGATTATGGCATATTTAAATGCAAATATACCTCCAATCTACTGTAAAATAAGGAGAGAATATTTATATGACTTACGAGAACATCAAGGCGAAACTGAAGATTGTGTGGTCTTTGCTATTGCAAGCATTCCAGGGCGTGCAATCTTATTTCATGCTTTACTTACGAATGGTGCAATATATTGGAGGCTTCCTATCAGTGCTTTTCTTCAAAGAGGAAGCGGCAATACTTTGTATAAAGGACAGATGGAACATCAAGATCTCGAAGATCTTCAATTATGGAATTCATTTAGTTATTATCCTAGTGTTACTACTTTTGATTTTTTAATCGGACAACGCTGTAAATATTTAGGTAAAGATAAAAAATTTATTTATGGAGAATATTTATTTACAATTGATTGGGCACATCCAGAACCTAATATCTTGGATACTGAACATTCCGAAATACCTGATCAACATAAGTGTGCTCATATTTTGGCTCTTGATAACGGCAATTATGCAGCTCAGCCTAATAATCGTATTTTGTGGAGTATTCCTAGCTTTACAACTTCAAAACATTGGCCGGATTATAAAGTTCAAACTACAGAATGGAATGTAGAAAATAAAAGCTGGCAATTAGAAGATACTGATGATATGTTTTATCAAGTGGAGGACAAAAAATGAGTAGTGAATTTAAAGTAAGTGACCAAACAAGTGTTGCTTTACCTATTAAAAATATAGTTGCAATCATATCTGCTATTGTTGTAGCGGTATGGACTTATTTTGGTATTGTTGAAAGGCTTAATAGACTTGAAACTAATGAAAAATTAATGGCACAAGACCTTTTAAAGAAGGCAGAACAAACTCCAAAGAATCAAGAAATGTATATGTTGATTGAATACCAAGCTAAATCTATAGACAAACATTCTAAACAATTAGAAGAAAACGTTCACACTAAAGTATTAATAGCTCAATTAGAAAAAAAAGTAGATAAATTAGAAAAAGAATTGGATTCAGTTAGAGGTAAGTAATGATTGAAGCTGTGTTTGCATTACTAATGTATATGAATAATAAACTAGAAGGTTATTCGCCTAAAGCTAATCTTGCAGAATGTTTAGAACAAAAAAGAAAAGTTGAAAGAGACCCAGGAAGTAATGTAAACTGGAGTTGCAAAGAAGTTAAAGCCATTGTAGAAACAGATAAACATGGCGTTAAACGAATCAAAGAAGTTAAGCAAGATTAATTGTATTAACAATCTCGCAGTTGGATGCTGCCTCTTAAATCACTGTAAATGTTATGATAATCAAGACTACAATAATAAGATATTTGATGATAGCTCTAGTAGCATTTGTATTAGGTACATTCTTTCCGAACCCCGTCGCCAAGAACAAGGCTCAGGGTGAATCAATAGCCTGGGCCAAGAAACTAGGGTTTGGACCTCCTAGGTTTGAGTACTCAAACGACAAAGAATTCATATCCTCCCTCACTAATTGCATCAATTATTTAAATTTTAACATCCCAAGACGAGAACGAATCAATACAGAGCTAATAATAGCCCAAGCTGTTGTAGAAAGTGACTATGGAAGATCACGTTTTGCACGTGAAGGGCACAATTTATTTGGTATAAGAGTATGGTCAAAAGAGGGAATGTTACCATTATTACAACCTAGTACAATAGATTGGCGGGTCAGGGTCTTTAAAAGTAAGTGCGAATCTGTTAAGTATTATATTGAAATTCTAAATACAAAAAGAGTATACGCAGAATTTAGACGAGTTAGAGAGCTAACATTGAATAGAAATCCTATTGCAATGGCTAGAACTTTAGATAACTTTTCTACAAATAAAGAATACGAAAAACATGTTATTGAAGTAATACATAGGTTACGAAATGAAAATAAGTGAGAATATATATTGTTTCAATATAAAAAAAGAAATAAAAAATATTTATAAAGATCTTGTTAATGAATGTATTACTTTAAGACCTAAAAAAATAGATACTAATTATGGTTTAAATTTTAATGTAAATAGTAAATATGTTCAATATTTATATGGTATTTTATTAAAAATATGTAAAAAAAATTTAAAAAAATTTACAATAAAAAATGATAATTTTAAATTGTGGTGTTATTATACCGATGATAAATTTAATGAAACTGGATGGCACGAACACACCAAAACTGCAACAATTAATTCTGTATTATATTTAATGGTTCCTAATAATAATAAAGGAATAGATTTTAAAATAAAAAATACTATTATTAATATAATGCCAAAAAAATTTGATTTATTAATATTTCCTAGTTATTTAGAACATTACCCACATTCTTCTACAACAAGTGAACCTAGAATTAGTCTTAATTTAGAGTTAATATGTAAAGAAAAACCAGAAAATATATTTAAATTATTATGAAACTAAGTGAAAATTTTACATTAGATGAATTAACAAAGTCACAAGAAGCAATACGTCTTGGTATTCCAAATGAACCAAGTGACGAACATGTAACTAATTTAATATTACTTTGTAAAAATATTCTTCAACCATTAAGAAATCATTTTAATATTCCAGTATCAATATCTTCAGGTTACAGATCAGCAGCACTTTGCGAGGCCATAGGATCGAGCAGCAAGAGTCAACATACGAAGGGACAAGCAGCTGACTTTGAAATATTTGGAGTACACAATAAAGAATTAAGTGATTGGATCGTTCAAAATCTTGACTACGATCAATGTATATTAGAATTTTGGAGTCCTAACGACCCTAACTCAGGGTGGGTTCATTGTAGTTACAATGATTCTGGAAACAGAAAACAATATTTGAATGCACAGAAGTTAAATGGTAGAGTTGTTTACACTGTGATGTAATGGAAAAACTTAAATTTAAACCCTCTGTATTTATTGATAACGTTCTTGGTATTTGCCCTGAATGTAGAGAAGAAGCATTTCTAGTAGCAATTGTACATGATTACTATAGATGCACAAATTGTGGTGAAGATACTAGACAATTTGTTAATGGAGTTATAAAGTATATGAAATTAAGTAATGACGATAAAGAATATATAAAGGCGCATGGCAAGAAAAGTTAATTTAGGTAATGGTAAGTTCATAGAACAAACCAATAAAAAACGTCCGGGACGTCATTCTAAAAGCCCTAATAAACGTAATAGTAGAAAAGAATATAAAGGTCAGGGAAGAAAACAATAGCCCTTGACTTGTTTAATATAATATCCTATATATTAAGAAACAAATAAGAAAGGTACAAATGACTGACTTTAGTAAATACAAAAACATAACTGTTGATAATGACACTTATGCGATTGTAACAAAACTTCAAACTAAACTTAAAAAAGATATTAAGTTAAGTCGAAGCCAAGTAATTAAGACACTAGTTAACGAGAAAGCGAGAACATTAAATGGTAAACTTAAATAGTTTAGAAACAGATGCAAGACCATTGACACCAGAGCAAAAACTTTGGCGTGCTGTATTTGTTCAAGCAATACAAGATACTTTTGGCATATGCACGGTTGGTATGTCTAGAGACGAGCATCGAGCGGCTAAGTGGTTTGGTAGAGTATATAATAAAGACTTTATTGAACTATGTGAGTTTGCAGGATTTAATCCTGAGCAAACATTTCAAAAACTAAAACGATACGACTTAATAAAGAAAGGAATAATTTGGAATTACACAACAAATGGTAAAAGAAAATTTGCTGATGTAGTACCAACAAACTAATATGAGTGGAAAAATAATTTGCCCAAAATGTAATGGTAATGGATATGTTTATTCATTTAACCATGATGACAGAAAAAAAGTACCTGAAAACTGTGATTACTGCAATAATCAAGGTGAAATTGATATCACAGAAGATGTAATGAAGGACCTTGAACAAATGAAAAGTGTAAACTAATGACAATAGCTGGATATAAACGCGCAATAGCTAAATTATTAAAAGCATACCATAAAAAATGGGATTGGCAGGGTAAACCAATAACTAAAAAGAAAAAAAAAGAAATAAGTGATTAAAGAAATTAGAACTAAAGATCATTTATTTTTAGTATTAGAAAAAGATACATTTATAAATGAATGTTTAGAAAAATATGGTCATTGGGAAAAACCAACAATGGATATTTGTAGGAGTTATTTAAAAAGTGATTCTTATGTTATAGAGGTTGGGGCACACATTGGCTCACATACTGTTATATTATCCGACATATGTAAAGATGGAGTTGTTTATTCTTTTGAATTACAAAAATTAATATTTCAATTATTAAATGCAAATCTTCTACTTAATACATGTAAAAATGTTTACACTTATATGGAAGCAGCGTCCGATGAAAATAAAATAGAATCTATTGGAGAAATAGATTATCAAAATATGACTAAATTTAATAGTGGTCTTGGTTCATTAAATGCAGTTAGACAATATCAAGGATATCCTATTAATATTATATCTTTAGATCATAAATTTTCAGAAATTAAAAAATTAAATTTAATAAAAATAGATGCTGAAGGACATGAAGTACCTGTTTTAAAAGGTGCAAAAGAATTAATTAAAAAATTTAAACCATTAATTTTAACAGAATTTGATATTAACAATAAACAAGAAATTATAGATTTACTTCCTGAGTATAAATTTGAAGACGTTAGTTATAGTTATGAATTAAACGATCTTGAATATCCAAATCTTATGTTTAAAGGAACCCCTAGATGATTCATAAATTTGAACCATTTGAATTCTTTAAGATAAATAAAGTACCTATTGATAGTGTATTAGATATAGGTGCTCATAAAGGTAAATGGACACAAGAGTTTAAAAAACATTATCCAGATGTTAAATCATTAATGATTGAAGCTAATGCAGATCATATAGATGATTTAATTAGAACAGGTCATTACATTCTTGCATTACTTGGTAAAGATAATGAAGAAGTAGATTATTATATGTGTGAAGATAAAAATAACACAGAAGGAAATGGAGTATATAAAGAAAATACAAACGTTCCTTTTAAAGTTACAAGAAGAAAATGCACAACACTAGATTCATTATTGCCTGGACAAAAATTTGATTTAATTAAAATGGATGTTCAAGGTTCTGAACTTGATATTATTCAAGGATCACCCGGATTTATTCATCAAGCAAAATATTTATGGTTAGAATTACAGCCACATAATTATAATATTGGCGCCCCATCAGCAGGAAAAGTTATTGGATACTTAAATCAAATAGGATTTGAAATAGTAACCATTGATGAAATTAACGTTGGTAATGGTGTAATTATGGGTATGGACATGATATTTGTTAATATAAGAAATAAAAATTTAAAAACAGGGTATGATATAAATAAAAAAGTTATTTGGGGTGGATATGCATCATGAGTTTATTTTTTATAATTATACTTGCATTATTAATTTGGTTTATAATAGCTAGACTATGAATAGAAGAATGTTACGTAGTGTGGGAGTAGATTTACATAAAGATAAAGATGCGTTAAAACAAATTGGCTGGCATAAAGAAAGAAAGAAAATGTTAAAATGTATTAAAGGAAAACCATTGTCTATGCAAAAAGTAATATTAAGAGCGTATGAAGAAAGATATGTAATGAGAGATGAAAATTTACATTAATGATACCTAAAATTTTTAAAATATTAAGAAAAGGTAAATCACGAGTATCTTGTATTTATATAAGATATGATGATTTTTGCGGAAAACTTAGGCCTGTTTATATTGGTCAAACCGATAACATATTTAGTAAAAGACCAGAAAGAATAAACGATCTTTCTGCAGGGAATTATGAAGAAGTAAGAAGAATGGAATCTGTTTCTAATAAAAGAAGAAGGGAAGAATATGAAGCATCTTTAATTATTAAAATAGAACCTTTAAAACAAAGAATTTATGAAAACTTATTCATGTATAAAAAATATTTTTTTATAGCCAAAAATGCTAATTTATTAAATAAAGAAATTAAACGTAATCGTTTAAAAAAAATAATTGATTTTTCAGTTTATGATAAAACTTTAAAAAAGTTAACTGAACTAAGTAAAAAAGTTCATAAGATAAATAATTTACACAATGAATACTTTAATTCATTCTGTTCTAATAAAACATTTAAAGAGTGGAAAAGACTTGGAATGAGACCTTTTGGAGTAATGATTAATAATCAAAAATGGGTATCTGATTTATTATCTATTAATTATTTTATTAAAGAATTAAATGAATTAGAAAAATACATGTTTAAAAAACAAAAAAATCTTAATAAATTTAAAAGATATAGTCCTGCTGTTAGACAATTACTTAGAATAAAAACTAAAGATTTTCATCCTGGGGAATATGGTAAATATGTAGAAATAGATCCTTTTGATTGTTTTAATGAAATTAAACAAATTTTTATGGAATCTTTTTTCTTTAAATATGCGTATGATTTTAGGTATTTTTTAGAAAAAAAATTAGAAGAATTACCTGCTGAAAAAAGAATATATAAATTTAATGTTGAATGTAAAATTGCTGTTGAATATTGTATAAATAATAAAGATAAAATGATTGCTGAAATTATAGCTAATAAGGAGCCACTTGTAGAAAATTTAAAAATACAAAATAACAATTTATTAACATGAAATACATTTTTTTATTATTAATGTTAGTAGGTTGTTCAAAGGATATTTCTTTTGATCCTACGACTACTATTTTAAAACAAACTATTAAATTCATTTATAATGAATCGAATAAGGAAAAACCTGTAATGGAGATTCAATACTAATGAAATGGAATAAACAATTCGAGTACCCAAAGTCTATGCGCTCGCTAATTAATGATGAACGTCATTATGAAGTTGGATCTGAGAAACTACCCTCTGTTACTACAATCTTGAGTGCTACACAAAGCGACGAGAAACGAGAGTCTTTAGCTAAATGGAAAGCTAAGGTTGGAGATGTTGAAGCAGAGCGTGTTAAAAATACTGCTGCAACACGTGGAACAGCTATGCACTCGTTCCTAGAGTCCCATTTAAACGGTCAAGGGCTACTGGATTTGAGCGACGAGGGGCAAGCGGCGAGGAACATGGCTCAGAAGATAATAGACGAAGGATTAAAGGATTTACAAGAAATATGGGGCAATGAAGTTGTCCTTTACTATCCAGATTTGTATGCAGGTCAAACAGATTTATGTGGTGTGTACCAAGGAAGGGACAGTATTATTGACTTTAAACAATCAAATAAACCAAAGCGTGATGAGTGGATTGAAGATTATTATCTACAGGGTGCATTGTACGCTGCAGCCCACGATTGTATTTATGGTACAGAGATTGAACAGACCGTGATTTTAATATGTACACCTGACCTATTCTTTCAAAGATTTATAATTAATGGGGATAGATTCAGACATTACAAATCAGAAGCTTTAAAACGTGTAGATAAGTATTATCAATCTAAAAAATGATATGGCGTTTAAAGATCCTCAAAGACAAAAAGAATACTATAGAGAGTGGCAAATAAAAAATAAAGATAAGACAGCTGCTTATCACAAAAAATGGTACGAAAATGGTGGTAAAGAGGTTAGAAAAAAATACGGACAAAGACCTGAATCAAAAGATATTTACAAAAAGTCTCATGAAAAATGGTATAGAGAAAATGGTGGAAAAGAAATTAGAAAACAATACACAAAAAATAATAGAGAAAGAGTAAATAAATTAGGAAGAGAATGGGTTAGAGAAAGAAGAAAAGATCCACTTTTTAAATTAATATCAAGTATGAGAGCAAGAACTATATCTATATTAAAAAAAGGTAATGCAATTAAATTAAAAAGTACAATGGAATTATTAGATGTGCCTGACGCAGAATTTTTATGGAAACACTTAGAGAAAACTTTTAAACCTGGAATGACACGTTATAATAATGGTAAATAT